TCTAAAAATAAAATAATTTGGATTCTTTTGATATTTCAAATATTTATTGTAAATTAGCAATATGAAAAATTCATTTAAGTTTTACAACAGTTGGGGAACATCCATTGATTTAATGGAAGAAGAAGACTTACGTAGGTTCATTAAGAACTTAATAAGACATTCACAAGATGAACCAATTGAATTAGTAACAAAAGTAGATAAGATTGTTTGGTCACAAGTTGAACCTTTATTAGAATATAATGAAAAGGAGAGACAAAAGAAAATATCAAACGGTAAAAGTGGTGGAGCACCTAAAGGTAATAACAATGCTTCAAAAAATGATATTATTACAGAAATAACCAAAAACAACCAAAATCAACCAAAAACAAACGATGTAGATGTAGATGTTGTTGAAGATGTAGAAGAAGATGTAGTTGATGGTGTAGTAGTTGTTGTAGATGAACAAAAACCTAATTTGGGTAAATCAATGTACCAAGTAATAAATAAATTATAATAATATGTCAAAAGTTGAAGAAGATTTAAAAATGATGAAGACTGCACACAGCAGGTTACTTAATCAACATAAAGAACTTGAGAAATTAGTTTTACAAATTTTTGCTGCACAAGGTAAATTTGAAGAATATGTGCAAGAACAATTAATTGAATTAAACAATACTCAACCACCGAAGGTGAAAAGTCAATTTATTGTTGATAATGTATATAGAGAACAAATATCTGAAATACTATCAACTAATCAAGTAGAATGGCAAGGTGGTCAATATGTTTCTTATGAGATTAAATTCAACGGTAGAGAAGAAATATATACTTGCTTCATTTCTTTAAAGTATAGATTGTTAGCTGGATTTACTATTAGATTTACTTATGATGGTAATGGTAAATTAAAACAATTAAGAATCTTGGAATAATTAAATAATTTTATTTATATTTATATACATATATATTTATTAAAATAATTTTATTTATATTTATATACATATATATTTATTATGACTAAAGAAAATAAAGGTTGGCGCTGGAGAGATAAAGAACTATCGTTGAAGGAATTTTATAATCTACCTTCAACCGTAAGGAATGAATATGTTTCCATGCTAGAGAAACTAACCTCAACAGAAAGAAGTACTGGTGATGAAATAATCCTCAACCAATATTCAAAAGTAATTACACAAACAAAACAATTCTTATCACTTGATGATATAGATTAGATAGTTTATATTTATTTATTATCATACCTGGTAATAAACTCCTGACCTGGTATCCTAATTAAAAAATAGGTGCCAGGTTTTTTTGATTTATAGAAGTATTTATATGAAGATATGTGAGAAGTGTAAGGTTGAACAAGATGATAAAGAATATTATAGTTATTATCATTCAGTTCGTAAAAAAATATATACAAGGTTAGTTTGTTTAAGTTGCACAAGACAACAAGCAAGAGAAAATAAATCAAAATTAAGACAACAAAAACAAACATTGGAACAAGTACCTCAACAAGAAAAAATAATCCAACCAGTGGTCCAAGAATCACAACAAGTGGTACTGGAAGGTCAACGTAGATGTAAGGATTGTAATGAAATTAAGAATATGAATGAATTTTATGTAAATAGGTTCCAGTGTATTGTATGTGTAAGAGAAAAGGAAGCAACATATAGAAGAAAAGAAAGTTTGCAGCGTAGAATGGAGAATGGTGGAAGTGAACGTATCCCACAAACTCCTGGTGTTTATGCTGATGAATATCAGGAAGCACAGGTATCACAATTTTTAAAAGTACTTGGTTGGAAACTAAATCCAAATGGTGTATGGAGCAAGAAAGGATTTAAAGATGAGAATAAGAAATTTCTTAAACCAATTAAGAAATATAAAAAAGAAAATAATGGAAATTATAAGGGGAGTGAAAGGTCACCAATATATTTAAAAAGAAATGAATTATTGGAATTACGAGAAACAGGAATGACTTATATCAAGATAGGTAATATTTATGGTATATCTCCTGCAACAGTTATGAGAATTATAAAAGATAATTATGACAAAAAATAGAGAACATATTGAACTTGGGTATTTTGATATACCTACAGCTTATCCTGATTTTACAGCTCAACAAAAAGTAAAAGTATGTAATAAAATCATTGATGTATTACTAACACACATTGATAAAAATCTTGATCCAACCATAAACCGAATTACATTTTTAGATGAAGTATTAGAAAGTAGTTTGATGACAAACGAAGAAGACGAAGAATATACAGTATGTCAGGTCTTGTTTGATTGTAGAAAATTAATTAATGATTAAAGAAATAGAGGATTATATACAAAAAAACTATTATCATTTATATAATATAGGGATGAAGATGACCAAGCAAGACCCATTAACGAGGGACCTGTTACATGAATGTATTATACAGTTGTATGATAAGGAGGTAATAACTCTAAAGAGTTATGATGATAATAGTATAAAGTATTATATCGTAGCTGTGATGAGGATAAACTATTTCAGTAAGACCAGTCCGTTCCACTATCGTATAAGAAGGGAAAGACAGATAATGAATGTGGATGTTGCAACCTGTTGGGACTTATCATATGAACAAGAAGAATTTGAACAAGAACAGATATATCAACTATTGGAATTAAACTATTCAGAATTAGATTGGTTTAAGAAAAGTTTATTGGACTTATATCTTTCACTCAATAGAAGTATGAAAGCGGTGAGTAGAAAAACAAACATACCAAATCAATCAATTAGTCGTTATATTAATGAAATAAGAAAGCAGGTTAAAACCGACATAATAAACAAAATAAACAATTAAAGATGGGATGTAATTGCGGGAAAAAGAAAGTAGTGGTAAAACCAATAATAGTAGAAGAGTATATACCTTTAACACCTGAAGATTTTTTTGAAAATTCAGAATATAATGGAGAAGAAATAGATTGGTTTAATAACATAGATATAATAGAATCAATTAATGAAGAAGAAAATACAGGAACAAACAATAACAAGTAATATATCCAACGAAGATATTCTATTTGCTCACATGGTATTAAAAGCATCAGGAGCAACACAAGAGTATAAGGATAGAGCAAACAATATATATAAAATTATATTCGGTGAGGATGTAGTTTATAGTTGTTGTAAGAATAAAGCTTTTATCAAATTGGATTATATGGCAAGACAATTAAAATTAATTTAATATGGGAGCAGAAAGAAGATACAAAAGAAAGAAAGAACAGGACGTTAAGAAGATGTATGAAAGACAAGTAAGAAGAATGTCCACGATGACCGATGAACAGAAAATCACACACTTGGCACATCTATCATCAAGAATAAAACCTAATGAAAATTAATATATTATGGCAAAAGTAGCATCAGGTGGAAGAAAGTCCACAGAATTTGAGTATGAAGAAAAGATGGTTAGGGTGTTTGAACTAATCGTGTATGAAAAGAAAAGTTATACAGAATTTAGAGATATAGCTTCAAAAGAGTTTAACATAACAACAAGAGCAGCAGAAAGTATGTGGACTGATTGTAGGAACCGTCTTAAAGAACGTTTCTCTCAAGAACGAGAGGAAATACTGTCTGAACAATTAAACCGTCTGTATGACCTTCTAAATCGTTCAAGGTTAGCGGGAAACCGTAGGGTTGAAGCAGAAGTGTTAAGAGACATTAGTAAGATATATGGATTGGACCAACCAGTTAAAATTGACTTAACAAGTAATGGGGAATCAATATCAGTTAATATTATTTTGAATAATGAGTAATTTTTTTTATATTAATAATTGACCAAAACTTCGTAAATGGAAAAGTTAGACGTAATATCAGGTGATAAATTCAATATGTGGACTATAATAAAAGAAGTAAAACCATATGTTTATCCTTCAGGAAAATCACGAAGAAGGTTTTTAGTAAAATGTGATTGTGGTACAATTAAAGAAAATAACATTAACACAATAAAAAACAATGTTAGTTGTGGTTGTTTCCATTCAGAACAATTATCAAATAGAAATAGGACACATAACCTATCAACACATCCTTTATTTAGAACATGGTGTGATATGAAAAAAAGATGTAGACAGAAAGAAGGTACTAAAAATTGGAATTGGTATGGTAAATATGGAATAAAAGTATGTGATAGATGGATTAATTCGTTTGAAAATTTCTTAAATGATATGGGAAATAAACCAAGTAAAGAATATAGTATTGATAGAATTAATGTATATGGTAATTATGAACCTAATAATTGTAGATGGGCAACACCATCACAACAAAATGAGAATAAAAGAAAGTAATGGCCGATATAAATTTACTACCTAAACAATCATTGGCTTGGAAATATCTAACAGATAATACCACAAATGAGATATGTTTTGGTGGAAGTGCTGGTGGTTCAAAAAGTACATTAGGTTGTATTTGGATTGTAACTTTATGTTTAAAGTATCCTGGTATAAGAACATTGATAGGTAGAACGGTATTAGCTACCCTTAAACAAACAACATTCAAAACCTTATTGGAAGTATTATCACCCAAATTTATGAACTTACTATCTGATAAACATTATACATATAATGCACAATCAAACGTATTAACATTCTATAACGGTTCGGAGATAATATTAAAGGACCTTGAGGATAAACCATCTGACGTTAATAAAGACAGTCTTGGTGGTTTAGAATTAACGGCAGTATATGTGGATGAAGCTGTACAAATAAGTTTTGAGACATTCTCAATTCTCAAATCACGTATCCGTTTTAAATTGAATGAATATAATCTTATACCTAAAATATTACTTACATCAAATCCTGGTCAGAATTGGTTAATGACAAGATTTTATCTTCCTCACGAAGAAGGTACATTAGAAGATAATAAAATATTCATACCATCCTTACCATACGATAATCCATATCTTCCTACTTCATATATTGAAATGTTAAAAGAACTTCCTACATTACAACGTGAGAGACTATTAAATGGTAATTGGAGATATACATCAGACATTAGTTCAATATTTGATTTTGATTTAATCAGTTCATCAATGTATAGAATGGCACCAAATCCAAATGATGTTAAAAGATTATCCTGTGATGTAAGTAGATTTGGGGATGATAGGTCTGTTGTGGTTATGTGGGTTGGATTAGTTATAACCGAAATATTTATATTCAGGAAACTATCAACGGTCCAATTATCAGAAGAAATAAAAGTATTAATGTCCACATATGGTGTTCACCCACAGAATATTATTGTGGATACAGATGGTATAGGTTCAGGAGTTGGGGACCAATTACGTGGAATTAACTTTATGAATAATGCTAAACCATTACACAATCAGAACTTCACTAATCTAAAATCACAATCTTATCTTAAACTTTCTGAAATGTTTAAACAAGGATTGATTAGTATTAATATTAATAACCCTTCAACAGTTGATGACTTGACACAAGAACTATTATCTGTTAAATTAAAGAACGTTGATAAAGATGGTAAGGTTGCTGTAATATCAAAAGATGAACAAAAAAAACTATTAGGTAGGTCTCCCGATATAAGTGATGCTGTTATGATGGGTATGTATTTCCACATTAAAAATCAAAAGACAACAGGTAAATATTCAATTTCATTTATCTAAAAAATAGTGTATATTATATATATGAATATAGGAGAAAAACAAAACAAACTAACACTAATCAAACGTACAGGATTAATTAAATCAGGTAGAAGTTGGTATAAGACCGGTCTATTCCAATGTGATTGTGGTAATGATAAGGTCGTTATAATAAAAAACGTTACAAGTAATAATAGTAAATCATGTGGATGTAATTACAAGATTAGTAACAAGGATAAAAAATGGGGAAGAATATGAAATGGACAATAATTAAAGAATCTGAAAGATTAAACTATAAAAGACGTGTAGTTGTACAATGTGAATGTGGTACTATTAAAACAGTAGATTATTATTCAATTAAAAATGGATTAACTAAATCTTGTGGTTGTGAAAGAAAAAATAATTTAAAACATTCATTATGTAATTCACCTGAATATAGAAGTTGGAATGGTATGAAAATTAGATGTACTAACCCAAGTCATAAACAATATAAAGATTATGGTGGTAGAGGAATTACAGTTTGTTATGAATGGTTAAACTCATTTCAAAATTTCTATAATGATATGGGTAAAAGACCGAATGGTAAGACATTAGATAGAATAAATAATAATAAAGGATATGAACCATCTAATTGTAGATGGGCAACAAATTCCGAACAAGCACAAAATAGAAGAAAGCGTGATTAAATTTAAGATAGAAGATAAACAATACGAAATACCTGAAGTGATGACGATAGGTCATTATGTTAAGATGTATAAGTTAAAAGATTTATTCTCGGATGATTATTACGCAGCCAAGTTGGTAAGTTTATTTACAGGAGCACCTGTTGAAGATTTATTAGAAACAGATTTTGAGAAGGTTAATTATTTAGCATCAGAAATTGTAAAACTAATACCAACAGAAAGACCCAAGTTTAAAGATAGATTTGATTTAGATGGGATAAGTTATGGGTTCTTCCCCAAGTGGGAGGACTTATCGTTCGCAGAATATGTGGATATGGACACAATATCTACCAAGAAAGAAGATGAGGTATTGGATA